TTTAACCAATAGAATTGATAAGTCGGAATCCTAAGGAGTAGGAGGTGGAATATAATAATTAGTTCTGGGCCTTTTCTTATCTCTTATCTTATTGTTCTTCTTAGCTTATACTACTTTTCAAAACGCAAACTTTTTGCCATTTCTTTTTGTTCAAAATTATTTTGTAAAATCGAAATTTAAAGCTTGCTAACTGTGCGGCTTTGTGCTATTATAAGCTTAGGGCAATGAGAAACCAAGACACACATAAAATTGATAACGATGCTCGTCTAAACATGTTCCGCATGTACGCGACGGGGTCAACCATGAAGGAGATCGCTGAGTATTACGACGTCACGGAAACCTCAGTTAGGAACTATAGAAAGAAAGATTCATGGGACGACCGAGTGGAGCGTATCCGCGAGAAGGCATTTAAGAAGGTTGAGAAAAAGATTGTCCTCGACACGGCCGTGACAACCCAGAACACCTTAGGCATAATTCAAAAATTCAAGGACAAGCTCAACGAGCGGTTGATGAACATAAAGCCCTCGTCCATTCCAGTAAATCTAATAGGTCAAATCGTGGCGATGAGCGAACACGAGACCGAGTTAATTAATAAGTTAAAGACAATCGAGGATACGGGCCCAGTTAGCGAACTTAGCGACGCCAAGCTGGCCATGATATTGGGTGATGTAGATGAATAAACATCAAGCAGCAATGGAAATTGCACGCAGGCATCCAACTGCGTTCGCGGCTACTGTGGATCCTGCCCACTGTCGTGACTACCGACCAGCTTGGTATCACTATCTCCTTGGTGATGATCTAAAACGAGTCGCTTTGACTGCTGCGGGAATACCCTGTGAAAATCCAATTGATAGATTGATTGTTGTAATGCCTCCTCGACATGGGAAAACCGAGACTGTCACGGTCCGCTTTCCTGTATGGGCGATGTCCGAGTTTGGACTCGACATAATGGCACTTACCTATGGAGCGTCCTTAGCGGTTGAGTTTGGAACAAAGGGAAGGAACGTAGTTGAATCTCCGATGTACCAAAAGTTATATCCGCATCGCCTCAAGTACGGATCCAGTGCGAAAACGGATTGGCGGCTGGACAACTATGCCAGGTACACTTCAATTTCTTTAAAAGGTTCGGTCACAGGGAAAGGTGCCCCGTTATTAATCCTTGATGATCTTTATAAGAACTCGGAACAAGCTGATTCAGCAGTGTATCGTGAATGGGTAAAGGATCAGTATTCAGCGGTTGCTTACACTCGCTTGGAACCGCCAGGTTGCATCGTCGCTTGCATGACACATTGGCATAATGATGATTGGATCGGATGGCAACTTCGTGAGTTTGAAGATGAGGGTTGGGTCATCCGGCATCTGTGCGCACTTCAGGAGGCGGCGTGACACTTCAACTAAAATACAGGGCGGATGGATTCTACGCACCCTTCGTGGAAGATTACGAGGACGTGCGGCCCTATCCGGCTTTGTGGCCACAGCGATTCAATGAAGAACAGCTGAGAAAAATTCGACGTGGTGTTGGACCAAGAACTTGGGATGGTCTATATCAAGGAAGGCCCTCGGGAAAAGGATCCAAAATGTTTCCCATGGAATGGTGGGAATATTATGATCAAATTGAAATCGAGGAAGTCGGCTCTACGCCCGAAGCTCTCCGATTCAAGGAAATAGGACTTTCCTGGGACACCGCATTTGAAAAAGGGGAAGCTAATGACTACAGTGTATGCTCAATTGTGGGATTTACAGGATACTATTGGTATCTTCTCAATGTTGTCCGCGGCCGGTATAATTTCCCAGAACTAAAAGCACGATCGAAGGATCTATATGAATTTTGGAAAAATTGGGCAACCATACGAGATGGAAAACTGGCGAGCCATAGAGTTTCTCACGAAACAAAAGTGAAGGTTCTTATCGAGAAAAAATCTAGTGGACATTCCCTAATCCAAGAGTTGCGGTTAATCTTTGGGAAAAATATCATAGCCTATACCCCAAAAGGATCGAAAGAGGTTCGAGCCGCAAGTACACAAGGAATACTTGAAGCGGGCCGAGTTAAACTTCCGATGAGTGCCGCATGGGTTCCGACCTTCACAAATGAGTTTGATGAATTCCCGAACGGAGCGCACGACGATCAAGTTGACTCCTTAGTACAATATCTAAGATGGACTCGTCGAGGTGGAAAAGCCGCGATTGGTTCTGGAGCTGGAGGATAAAATATGGGAGATAAAACTCCATTTGCTGTAGGGACCGATAGATTAGAGGTTGTTAGGTGGGCTGATTTCCAGAAACATGCAATGAAGGAAAGCGGCACAGAATCCGGCTCCCGCAGCATGAAGAATGATTCCTTCGCTGAGGTCTATTCCACTTACGAATTGGTTCAACCTCCACGTGATTTAACTACGTTAACAAGTTTGATTGAGATCAATACGTGGCATATGCGAGCTGTGAAAACTCGAGCGGCTGACACTGTTGGTTTGGGATGGGGATTAAGAGCAAAGAAAGAAAGTGCCAGCGAAGTTGATAAGGAGCGAGCGGAACAATTCCTTAAGTCGCGATCCTTCGTCAACTTCAAACCCGAAGGTCTCGATCGAATGCTACGGATGGTCCAGCAAGATTTAATTTCAAATGGGAATGGGGCTCTTGAGTTTGTCTATGAAGATTACCTTGAGGACAATGAACTCGATTCTTTAAACTATATTCCGTCACACACAATCCGGGCCCACAAGGACATGAATAAGTACTGCCAAATAAGGGCCAACAAAAAAGTGTGGTACAAAAAGCCCGGGTACATGTATGATGTGGATTACCGAGATGGGACTGAGCACCCACTCGGATCGCTGGAAGCCGCATATAGAGCTAGCATCCTGCTTTTCATAAATGAGCCAACTTTCAGGTCCTCTTATTATGGATTACCGGATATCATTCCAGCACTCGGCGCAATCTATTCCATGATATCAATTCGGAATTACAACAACTCATTTTTTGAGAATCATGGGGTACCAGAGTATGCTATCTATATTACTGGCGATTATGACCTTGGTGATGTTGACCCTGATAGCGGAGAGTATCAAATCATAACAACGATCAAGGATCACCTCGCACTATTAGCGGCTAACCCGCATTCTCCTTTGATCCTTGCGCTGCCATCTCAATCACCGGAAGGGAAAGTTGACATTGAGTTCAAACCGCTTTCGGTTGAAGTGAAAGATGGATCTTTCTCAATTACAAACAAAGATGACCGCGATGAGATTCTATCTGCTCATGGAATTCCACTGTATAGATTAGGAATCGTGGAAACGGGCTCACTGGGCGGCTCAACGGCTGAGGAATCTACTGACATTTACAAACAATCAGTAATTGCCCCAGATAAAAACCGGATGGAGACTATTGTTAATCTAATGGTCCTAATCCAAGGGTTGAAAATAGAGGGCTGGGATTTTTATCTCGAAGAGATTGATACATCAGATGAGGATCAGGAATTAAAGGTCGGAGAATTCCTATGGACCAAGGGTGGGATAACTCCTAATGAATTGAGAGTTATATTTGGTGGAAGGTTTAACTTGGAGGCTGTTGAAGGAGTCCTTGGAATGGATTACCATTACGTGAATAATGTTCCTCTAGAATCCGGACCAGTAATGCAGGACGAAGTTATAGAAGCTGTAAAAGATTTCCACGGAGAACTACTCGGCATGGCAAGGAAGGAAAGACATGATAGACTTATTTAATTGGATAGGAGAAGATCCTGAAAAAGCGATGATCGTATTTACAACGATAGTAGCAATGCTGCTATATGTGATTAAAGCCATCGCCAATATAAACAAGGTGATGAGCGATGTAATTGAGGAACGTGAACCACCTGGAACAAAAACTTTTAAGAAACCGATCAAGTCGGCTATCCAAGCGGCTGAGCTCGTTTCAAAAGATCCACTCACTAGGTTATTTTTCAAACGCATGGCTAAAAAGGCCAAGCAGAGGTTCGATGTAAAGAAATAAATGTTCGACTTGTACACAGCTTTAAACCAAACCGCGGATTTCATCGCTGAAAAGCAAATGAACGTGACGGAGGCCACCAAACTCCAAACCCTCCTTAGCAAGAGGATCAAAACTCTATTTGATTCCGCGGCCAAGGATACAATTAAGGAGCTACGGAAAAGATCCGTACTTGATCCGGCCACTGGTAAGCAAGTTGCAACAAGGATGAAACAACTTCAAAGTGGAATAGCAGAACAGGTATATGAGCAGATAAAAAAAGAAATGAATATGCCTTTACCAGCGACACAGGAATTAAGGCAGAAAGTTTTTCAAGCATCTGAGCGAACAATGGACGCTGCTATAGGAGATGTAACTAAGACATTAGCTAAAGCATACGAAGATGGTGTTGGTGTAGCGGAAGCGGCTAATAGGTTGAAAAAAGATTTTAATCACCTTTCCAATTTCCAATTAAAGGTAATAGCTCGCACTGAGATGCACGGGGCTCAGAATGTCGCACGGTTAGCGAACATGCAGAACAGCACAGCAGAATATAAGCAGTGGGTAGCTGAAGAAGATCCGGAAAGAACTCGGCCTTCTCATTTATACACAATGGATGGTCAAATAGTTCGAGTAGGGGATCTTTTTAGTAATGATCTTAGGTATCCAGGTGATACCAATGGTGATATAGATGAGTGGATAAATTGCAGATGTCGGATGGTGGCTTTTGTAATGCCATTAGGGTTTAAAGCCCCAAATCAATCCTGGTTCTATGAGGAGGATTTGATAGAGATTGATGAAAAAGGAGATAAAGAATTTAAGTTGGAAGATGAAGAATTAGTTCCTAGTGATCCAAAGAAGGTGAATTCTTTAGTAAAGAAAATTTCAAAGGATAGAATAAAGGTTAAAGGTTCTGATATAGAGGAAAAAGAATTAAAAAGAAAAATTAGTTCTTGGCTTGGAGATGGATCAGAAAAGAGTCTCACAGCTTTAAATAAAAATAAGGTTAATTTTTCTACTGAGAAAAAAGGATCTTTAGGTACTAATATTGGTGGGCATTATAGACCAGCTACAAAAACTGTGTCCTTTGTGGACTACGATAATGATATTCTTACTAGAGCAATATTTAATCATGAAACTTTCGGTCATGGATTAGATGACGCTCTTCAAATAACTGGTAAAATTAAAAGTGGATCCGGAAGTAGACCTAAGGCTGGAAAAGGAAAGGCTATGAATGATCTAAGAGCCTCTTTTAGAAAAGCCTGGAAAACACAAATAAAGGCGATAGAGAATACGGAAGCCTATAAATTGAAACCGGCTGAAGGGATTACTGGAAGAGTACGATCGAGGAAAGCCGGACTATCAGCCGATGCAAAAAGGGATCTCAAATGGTGGAAAAAGTTAGATCCTGAAAAAGCATTTATTTCTAGATACGCCTGTTTAAATGAGTCTGAATTTTTCGCCGAAGCTATGAAGGATTATATGAACGGCGGAAGTAGATTAAAAAATAAATTTCCTGACTTGTATAAGAATATAAAAGATGCTTTAATGCAGGGTAAAGAGTTCGAAGAGGTTTTATATTAATGTATAAAATATATAAAAATAAAGGTTTTGTAGGAGAAGTAGAATTTAATCCGGAAGGATTTGAGTTTTCAACTTCTAATCGTAAACTGGAATCTTTTCTAAGTGACATAAAAAAATCTGGGATATTAGATATTGACCTAGGATCTAACTATGATGAAGAAAATAATCTATCCGATGATATAGAAGTAATCTATATAAATAAAGAAAATAGAAAAGAGCTATTAGATAGACTACGAAAAAATGGGTTTGTAATAAAGGGGAAACAAAAATGAGTGAAACCGCATTGGCAGGACCGTTCGCTTTTAAGAACAGCAAGAAACAAATTGCAACTGCTCCGGTACTCGTTCCAGGAGAGCCGGACTCTGACGGCGAAATAGTAACTGCTGAAAAGATCGAGGAAATTTCTTTAAAGTTCATGGAGGAGTATCAGATGATTGATGGCCTCCATACTTTCAATCGGGTGGCCGTTCCAGTTGAGAGCTGGACTTTGAGAAAACCGGAAACCTTTACATCGGTCAAAGGTGATCTGCTGGAATTACCCGCTGGCACTTGGATGATGTCAGCTAAGGTGAAGGATAAACGAATTTGGGAAGGAATCGAGTCAGGAGATTTTCAAGGCTTCTCCATAGCCGGAATCCGTGCGGCTGACCTCGAATCCGCATTAAAGAGCCAAACCCCGGTTCAAAATCTTGAGTCTGCCTTCAAGGGCAAAACTCTGTTGAGTGATCTTGGACCGGATTGGATAGCGGCCGCGGTATCAGTCGTAGATGAACCTGCGGTTTTTAAATCAAAATGGATAGCGATCAAATCAGCAAAAAAGA